ATGCAGCTTTTAAATTTTCATTTCCTTTTATTTGTTCTCTAATATATGTTTCTGTTTTTTTAAAATTAGGATTCTGTCTTGCTTGATCATTTTGCCTTGCTCGACTAAGCAGGCTTGGCATACCGTTAACTTCTTGGCTTACCGCTGACATGCTTAAACCTAGGTCTTTTAAATCCTGCTCACCCCCACCTGCTTCTACTCTCACTGCAGCGATTGGAAGCATTTCTGCCATTGATTGACCGCTTACAGTCCATTCTCTTGCTGCTTCCAATTCAGGCGATGTGTAATCAGGTCTAATTAATCTTCGTTCTTCCAGACGATCATCAATTTGCTCCATCGTTAGATCTTGACCAGATGCACTGACTTGATTTAAAAAATCAACATCTTCAGATCTCATTTGTCGTATTTCAGTTGCCCTTTCTGTAGTATATCTACTGTTTTCAATACTATCGATTCTGTTCAAGTAGTCCATTGCTTTGGCTACTTCATCAGTACCGCCGTAGTCATCTCGAAAGTTTACGTAAGCCCCGTCAGAACGTGGAAACTTTGAAGTTAGAATTTCTTCGAATTCTTTTTTAGGTAGCGAGCCACTTTTATGTTTATTAATAGCCCACTCTATTAAAGTTTTTCTTTCTTCTGGTTTGTTTGTTGCGCTTGATGCTAGTGCATGTACTCCTCCAACACCATCAGTGGCAAATGTAGTAGTGTACGCTCTATTTTTATCACTTACTAATTCTGACTCTCTTTCTTCCGCTCTGCTTCTTTGTAGTTCTCTGAGGAATCTTGTCTCAATGCTTCTTATTTTTGGGTTAACTATTGTACCCATCATCTCAGCACTGACTGGTCGGTCACCAATTGATAGGTTTGCTATCCAATCTTGTGTGTAAGCTCTTACTGCTTTAATCTGTTCGTCAGCACGCTTGCCAGCATTATCGGCTGTAATAGCATTTAAACCTACTTCATAGTTAGGAATACTATTTACAAGTAATGCCTTGTTATCTACCCAAACTTTATCCCCTCTTGTAAGGTATTGATGTTTATAAAGAGCATCAATTCTTTCTTCACTCCAACCTGCTTCTGATAAAGAACCTACATACTCTGTTGCTTTAAATGCGGATAAGTTAAGGTTTGCACTTAGACCTAATACATTCTTCAGCGTGACGTGAGATAGACCATGCTCATAGGCAGCTGCACTAGCAGCTTTCCTTTTATTCTCTTCGTGTGTTTTTTGACCAGCTGCAAAAGCCTCAGCAAGTTGAGGGACAAATGCCATCAACTCATTTTGTTGTTGCGTTGCTTGTCGCGCTTGAACTTCAGACACTCTGATTTGTGCCTCAAAGTCCCGCTTTTTGGCATCCATCAACTCTTTACGATTCTCAGTCTCTAACTTGAAATTCAATTCACGTGACTGTTCTTCTTGGCCTTGTGCAAACTTCTGTGCTCTGAGATAAAGATCTTCTTGTTCCCTTTCAAAGGCACGCGCCCTTTCCATTCCACGGATCTTTTTGTCTGCTGCTTCTAAGATTTTTCCAGAGTCATCTTTGGCTCGCATTTGATTGGCACCAAAGCTTCCCTCTGATGCCATTACTTTGTATTTACTCATTTCAGCCACCATCCTAAATCAACATTATTTGTAGCGGGTGCGCTGGATCCACCACCAGAGGAGAAACCTCCACCAGCAGCAAAGGTTTGAATACCTTGTACTAATGTTGGAAGTAACGCACTCATGCCAGATGTTTGAGGTGCTGCGCCACCTGTTTTAGCTAGTATTCTCTTTGGCTTACGTGGATCTTTTGGCTTATAAATTTCCTGATATTCAGGTCTTGGTAATGCAATTGGTTCAGGCAGTGGTGGGTTGATTTCAGGTTTCATCCTGATTGAGGCCAGTGCTTGTCTGTTAGCATTTAATGTGTTCATTGCAATTTGATTTTTTACAGAAGCATCTCTTGCATTTATATTATCTTTTGTTGCAGCAAGCATTATTTGATCAAGTATTAATTGACTAGACATATTTTCCATCTTATTATTAATACTTGCTAGATCTAAATCAATATCAGTAAGGCCAAACATAAGTTCGTCTGCAATAGCTGCTTGATTTGCTCCGGCTTCTGCAATAGCTGCTTGCATTGCCTTGGCACTAGACCTTCCTGAACCAACATTACGAGCAGTTCCAGCTGCCTTTAAGCCTTCAAGACGCTGTGCTTGAGTATCTCTTTGAGCTGACCCTTTCATCCTTGCTGCTTTGAGAAACATCTTATCTGTGTTTTCAGCTAATCCTGTAGCTTGAACATGATAATCAAGCAATGTTTGTTGTTCGTCAAACATTAATGAAAGCAGCTGTTCGCTGTGTGCACGTTCTTGTTGAATATCTGCAAAGTTAGCTGCCATTTCATTGAAGCCAATCTGCTCTTTTGCAGTATCTATAGAACTTTCATATGCACGACGTTCTTGATTGAATTGGAATTCGCGTATTGCCATTCCATGATCGTAATTATTCTGACTAACTTGCTCTTGAAAATTAATATTATCAATGTCATTTTTCTTCCTGATACTTAAGGCTTCTACTTGGTATTCATATTTACGTTGCCTTTCTTTATTTTCCCATTTCCATTGTTTGACATTCCATTTATGCCTTTTATCAGTATTTTTTGACGCCTCTTCTTGCGCTGAATTACCACCGCCAAATACTCCCGCAACAGCTCCAACTGCTGCACCAACACCAGCAGCATGTGGAATGCCTGTAGCTGCTCCAATTTGAAAACCTGTAGCTGCGCCACCCGCTGCGCCAGATAAAGACATATCTAAGCCCTCCTATAGAAACGTGGTGTGTAGCTGCCTTCCCACATCATTGCGTTTACTGCAACAGGAAAAGGTGCATTGTTAAACATCCTCAATTTAAAATTCTCCGTTCGTTGATGAATTGGTACTGTAAATACAGTTTCATTATCTAGTGGCACGTCATTTGCTAAATACGTATTAGCCTCAATTACAGGAGCAGTAGCAAACCACTCATCAATAGCAAAAACAATACTTGCATTAGCTGCAGGAGCACTGCTAAAGACAATGGTGGTGTCGTTAGTGAAACTAAATGCTGTAGTTGCAGCACCATTTACTAATACTTTAATATCTGTTCTATCTTGAAAGTCCAGATCTCGTTTGTTATATGTAAATGTTGTTGTAGCTCCGTCACCAGTAAATTCCAGCCTATATGGCTGCCGCCCTGTTTGTTTTAATTTAAAGCTCATTGCACCTGATAGTCCAACTGAAAATTTCATCCTGGCAATAGTTACGTTTGCCGTGAAATCTGTTACAGGTTTGTCAGGTCTAAAATATGTAGTTGGTAAATGTACATCGAAGTTGTATTTAAAACCTACAACCACATCGCTTGCAACACTTGTCAAGTTTTTTTTAGGAACAATGAAATACGGTCCAGTAGCATCAGTTGCTCTTTCTGGTGTAATTGTAAATCCTGACTCAACAAAACTTCCTGTGCTTGTATTCCCTTTAATTACCAATACGGGAGTAAGTTCACTTACGTCGTTGTATGGTAGATAGCACTTTGACAATTCGTTATCAGTATCATATACAATGCTCGCTGCAGTAGCATATAAATCTATTGATGGATTAACTTTCTGTCCCTTGTTATTGACAATGATTGCTTGTTCAGGGCTTTGACTTAAAGCAGCTTTAGATAAAGTTACTTGGTTGCCTTGTTTAGTTACAGCATACATATCATCTGAATCGATTGCAATGAATTGAGTCGTACCTGGCATTGACCAGCTAACCCAAGCTTGCATCAGATTTTCTTTGCCATCACTGTAGTAACGGAAAATATATACAATATTAGATGATTGACTTGCTAGTGCAATCATTGAGTTCTGAGGACTAGAAACCAGTTGATCAATATCTGGGGAAATCCATTCTTTAACAACTCGTGAAAGATCTAGTACTTGTGGGTTTTCTTGTTGTCCCCGTGTCACCATACTAAATACTCGTGTATATCCCGGCGTCTTAGTTATGAAATTTAAATTAGTTCCAACATCTACAGGTTGTACATCCTCATCCATTTCATAATTTGAAATAGCTCGAATTGTAGATAGTCCAGGTGTTAGTACTCCACTATCTGAGAAAAGTATAAATTGCTGTTTTGCTGAAAATAGGATAACACCTTGTGCTGTAGGTAGTACTGCATGTAATTTTGTCGGTACAATTGAAGAGCAACTTACATCTATTGGGTCAGAATCAATTACAGTCTGTGCTGTTTTAAAGTAAAAATTAAATGATTCACCGGCTCGACTCATTGATACGTTATCTTTTGAAAGAAAACCTAATCTATTGTTGTGGAAGAAACCGCCTGTAATTTTTTCTCCTACAAAACTAGGATGACTATTTGTATCATTGTCTCCACTTTCCCTATCGGTATATGAAATCTGCTTGAATGTAAATGTATTGGTTCCTGTATTTACTAATTCGTGCGGCATTGTTGCATCGTTAAGACCAGCAGATGCAAATGGTGATCTAGTTTCTTCCCAGTAACCCTCTCCACTTATGCCATTATTTGCTTTAAAAGCAGCATAATAATCATCTAATACTGTTTCACTATTAACGATCTTAATTATATGATTATGATATGAGCTACTAGGTAATTGAGATATGCTATTTACTTCATCTTGTACTGAGTTTAAATGACCATTTTGTAAGCCACCTCTAGCTGTGATGGTAAATGCTGTGTCAACACCGCTGACTACTCTTTTAATATCTAAACTTTCACTACCACTTCTAGAGACTGTCCATGTACCCGTAAAATTTGCATTGCTTGCACTTTGTTGTGCAGTAATAAGTGTAGTAATTGCATCCTTAAGATTATGACCTGTCTTTTCTGTCAGGATGTCATCAAAGGAATAGTCGGATGTATGTGATGTTATCGATGTTTCTACACCTTGAATAGTTACATAGTACTCAGCTTCTGGTGCAGCACCACTTAGTACAATACTTCCCCTTGTGCCGGTTATGTAATTTGGAGTTGCTTGTGCAGCTATAGTTACATCATTATTAATTACAATTGTTGTATCTTGTACAGTAATTAATTTGTAATTTATTTTCGTGCCTGTCAGGTAAGCTTGTGATCCAGATCCGTATGTCACAGTACATACAACCCCTGTTAAAGTATTCCAAATAAATACTTGATTACCTTTAATGCAACCTACATATTCTTCATCATCATCTCTGTTGATGTAGAACCATTTAGCATTGTCATATGTAGTACCTGTTCCGAGGTTTGCAATATGCTTAAAGCCAGGTCTTTTAGTTAGTCCGTAGGTGGCATCAGGAAAGCCGTTGTAGCACTCACGGACCTGACCGGGGAGCATTTTGTCGTCTGATTGTTTTGAGACTCCACCAAGATAGTTAGAGATCCGTTGAGTTACTGCTGCCATTTATCGATAAAGTGCGTTGTATGGTTTGTAGCTGTTGTAGGTATTTGTATCGCCTGGATGACCAAAGAACGTATAGTCTCCTTGATTGCATTCATACTCCATAGCCATAGCTCTATTAAAAGCTTCTTTTTGTTGGAGAATCTGGTATTGATTAGCATCCCCTACAATTCTGCTGCTTACTATTGTTGCAGCTCTGCTAACAATGAAGTCAGCAATAGGTGTTGGGATGTCTACCCAATCAAATAACCATGTAATGTCGCATTCAATTTGTTTTGTAAATGTATAAGTGTGGTGAGCTTTGTCGTAAAGTTTACCGCTTCGTCTGATTACATCTAGTTCTACATTGGATGCATTCTTTGTAGGATCAATCTGTACAATATTGTTTGGAATTAGTATTTCATTGTTTGTGTCAGGAGTCATTGGATAGTGACCCTCTTTATTAAATGTCCATCCCTCAGCCTGTACTTCCCGTGAGACTTCTAACAAAGTCTGGTAAGCAATCGCAACGTCCGGGTTGGTTTGATCAAGGGTAGTCACAGGCGCTTGACCACATGACTGCAGGATTGTATTTACAGCAGGTAGCTCTTGCTGAGCATTAGTGGTAGGAAAAGCCATATAAGTAAAAAAAAGGGACCCCGAAGGATCCCCATAAAGTGTATAAAAATCAGAATGTAGAAGGAGCTGAAGCACCAACGTACAGCTCAACGGCTGCAGCAGGGTTCAGGTAGTCAGCACCCATAGCCAAACGGCCAAGGATAACGTCGCCCTGATAAATCACGGAGACATCACCACTGGTGACTTGTACTTGAGGACCGATTGCTTCTACGCAACCAGCAGCTTCACGCTGGAAAATAAGACCAGCAGACACTGCACCGAATTCGGAAGCAGTACCGTAGTCATTGTTGATGCCAGTAGTAGCACCGGAAGCATCTTCAAGGCTAGGACCGATAAA